GTATAATGGAAAGCAGTTTAGCAAGGAAACATACCACGCGTAGACGCGCCATTGTAGAAGCACTAGCATTACAATTAGAGCAAATTAATGGACAACCTCCTTTCAGAACATCAGTTAGTGATGTAGAAAGAAGACTAAAATTCTGGGATGAAGTAGCAGAATTTCCTACAATACATGTAGGAGCAGGAGCAGAAACTCGCGAATATGACGGTGGTGGGTTTCGATTTAGATTTTTAAGAATAACAGTTCGAGTTTATGTGTCAGATGATAATGATGTCATTGAAGCACTCGAAGAACTGTTAGAAGACGTTGAGACAGTACTAGAGGATAAAGATCCCTTAACGTACTATGATTCAACAGGAGCATCTCAATCTACGGTACAGACTAGTATCTTATCCGTGGACACAGATGAAGGAGTACTCGAACCTCTCGGCGTTGGTGAAATAGCGATCGAGATTCGATATTAAATAGGAGAAAAGAATGGCATTTTTCTTTAGTAGAGACACCAAAGTATTCATGTCCTTTAGTTTGGATGGAACAACAGCTAACACAGCTCTTTATGAGATACCTGTATTAGACGGTTTTACATTCAGCCAAGGAACAAACACTTCGGAAATCACATTAAATGAAGCCGCAAACTCGACTGGCTATAGTAAAAGAGGTAGAGCAATGTTTACTGACTCTTTTGCACCAGCTGAATGGAGTTTTTCTACTTACATGAGACCTACCAAGTCTGGATCTGCAGATGCAGGCGCCAGTAAAAACCATGGTGGAAACGCAGACGTATTTGCAGTAGAAGGTCCTTTATGGGCAGCTATGTCAGCAAATACTTATGATAGAGCGATTGGCGGTAGTGGAACAGGAGATTTTGCAAATAATGCAGCGACTTACGAGCCGAAGCATTTTAACTTTGCAAATTCAAACCAAGTAACTCTAGGAACATTTGATTTATTCTTTGTTCTAGGAGCATCTAAAGACACAGCTACAGCTTCGTACGCTACTGGCGTTGAAGGTGTAACAGTCTATAGAGTAGGAGATTGTTCAGTCGGTTCTGCATCAATTGATTTTGACATTGATGGCATAGCACAGATTGCATGGTCAGGACAAGGAAAACAAGTTAATGAAGTAGTATCATTAAGTACTGCAGCTTCAGGCTCAGTAGATACTGGCGCAGAAACTTACGGTTACGCTTTAGGTGTTATAGATGAAGGAGTAGGTTCTACTTCTAACTTTATAAGACAAAAATTAACTGACTTAACAATGACATTTGATATTTCATCTGCAACAGGTTCAGTAGCTGGTAGCGCATTAGATGCTGCTGGAAACGGAACTACAGACATACCTTACGGTGTGACTTTAACAGGTGGAAATATAACAATTGAAAATAACTTAAGTTACCTAACACCAGAAACTTTAGGTACAGTTAACCTACCATTAGGACATGTAATGGGAACAAGGTCAGTATCAGGAAACTTTACTTGTTACTTGAATGACACAGCGAATGGATCATTAGATCTATTTGAAAGACTGCAAGAGTCTAGAGGTGTAATAACAAATACTTTCGACTTGAAATTCAGTATTGGAGGATCTTCATCTTCTACTCACTGTAATGTTCATGTTGCGAAGGCGCATCTCGAGTTGCCAACTCACAGTTTTGAAGATGTAGTATCTGTGGATGTAAATTTCCACGGTTTATCTACTGATTTATCTTCAGCAACTGGAAGTAACGCAACAAATGAAGTTGATATATTATACGCAGCTTCGTAATTTAAATTAATTAGGGAGGGTTTCGGCCCTCCCCCTTTATAGGAAAAGAAATGACAGAAGAAAAGAAATCACCAGTATCACTCAAGAGTTTATTAACTCCAAGTAAGACTGTTTCTATAGAAATGCCTGGTTTTGAAGGCTTTGAATGTAGACTAACTTATCTCGCTAGAGAAGAGTTACTCAAATTAAGAAACAGAAGTGTAAAGCAAGTTTTGAATAAAAAAACTAGGGCATATGAAGAACAGCTTGATAACGATAAATTCTTAGTAGAATACTGCAAAGCAATTATCAAAGGCTGGACTGGCTTAAAGTATAAGTACTTAGAAGAGCTTCTATTAGTTGATACAAGCAAATTGAACCTAGACGACAATCTTGAATACACAGAAGAAAACGCAGAGCTTCTTATGAAGAACTCAGGCGATTTCGACAACTGGGTATCTGAAACTGTTGGTGAATTGGAAAATTTTACCAAGAGCAAGTAGAACTAATACTTGCTTTATTAAAAAGACAATTCGCAGAGAATATAGATTTAGCAAAGTATCTAAATATTTGTGAACAGTTAGGCCAAGAACCTGACCCTACAAAAATGCCCCCTGAGATGGAAGACTATCCATCAGAAGTTCAGGAGGCATTTTTAGTACATTCGTGCTTACCAGATAGATGGGACGGCACAAGTGGTATGATGTTGGGTAAAGATTGGTCTCCACTAGGCACACTATTGGATGTTTTTAAAATCGAAGATAAACGAACAGTCGTTTGGTTCTTAAAAGCTATTGACGATAGAAACTCACAATCTATTAATGAAAAAGTCTCTGAGAGACAAAAGCGAGCCGATACAATGGCGAAAATGAAGAGCTAAATGAGTAAGAAAATTGATGGCGGAACCGTTGAAATAAAGGGTAAGGCTAATTTAAAAGACATAATTAAAGAAGGAAATAAAGCAGGCAAAGCCTTAGATAATACTAAGAAATCTGCTCAATCCGCTGATAGACAACTTAAAGGAGCTGCAAGGGCTTCTTCTGGTGCATCCAAAAACTTTTCAAAAATGTCGCAAGGGATCACAGGTGGTCTCGTTCCCGCATATGCTACTCTAGCAGCTAACTTATTTGCATTAGACGCAGTATTCAGATTTCTGAAGGACTCTGCTGACTTTCGTGTATTAAAAGAAGGTCAAATGGCTTTTGCTGGTGCTACTGGTGTTGCTTATGAAAGTTTAGCAAGAGATTTACAAACAGCTACGAAGGGAATGATTAGTTTCCGTGAAGCTGCACAAGCAGGTGCTATTGGTAGAGCTGCAGGACTATCTGCAGGACAATTAAAAGAACTATCAGAAGCAGCGTACACAGTATCTATCGCACTCGGTCGAGATGTGACAGACTCATTTAACAGATTAGTAAGAGGTGTTACCAAAGCAGAACCAGAACTATTGGATGAATTAGGTATCATACTAAGACTAGAAGAGGCAACGGTTAAATATGCGGCTGCTCTCGGTCTAAACAAAAACCAATTATCCATTTATCAAAAATCACAAGCAGTCGTAAATGAAGTACTAGACCAAGCTGAAGTTAAGTTTGGTAAAATTAATGCTATCATGGATCCACAAGCAAATGCTATTGCTCAATTAGGAGTTGCATTTGAAGAAGCTATTGATAAAATGAGACCTATGATTGCTTTCTTTGCAGAAGGAATTGCAAAGTTCGGAAAAGCAAATATTGATGTTATCACTGTAGCTATTATAGGATTTGCAGGTGGTATTATAAAATCAGTACTACCAGCACAACATGAACTAGCTGAAGCACAAAGAAAATCAGCAGAATACTATTCAAATAAACTCACTGAATTACGAGTCAAACAAGACCAACTAGCCGCATCCAAAAGAGCGTTAGCCAATACTCCAATAGCACAACAAAACTTCATGACTGAAATGGGTGATAGACAAATAGGTGGACAAGTAGGAAGAGACTTGGCCGCAGGCAACCCTTTATCAGGACAACAAATTGGTAATCTTAAATCTCAAAATACTAGAGGAGTAGGTGCTTTTGCAAAAATGACAAAAGGCCAAAGTAAGGTTATCAATGCGGCATTAGATGACATGAAAAAGAATGGCGGTAAAATGTCAAAAAGTATCAAACTAAATTTAAAATCTGCGGGTGTTAGTATGCAAGCATTTGGAGCTTCTGCTTCTGCTATGTCAACGCAAGTAACAGGCGCTTTTAGTAGAATGTCAGCAGCAGCTATGAATGTATTCAGTAAACTTATGATGTGGACTGCTATTGCATCAGTAGTGTATATGCTAGGAAAACTAGTGATTAATTTCTTTACTAAACCTACTAAAGCACAAGAAGCTTTCAATGAAAGAATGGACGAGTCTACTAGAAGTATAAGTACTTTTAATGGTGAACTAGCAAAAATGAGAGAAGTAAGAGCCCAAGGACTTATTGAAGGAGTTGCTGAAGGAGCAATGCACACTGCAGAAGCTTTTGCGAG